ATGCAGAAAACTTAGCCTTCTTAAAAAAGATAGGCCAGATCCAAGAAGCACCAGCACCAACCCCTACTAAAGAGAAAGACAAGGAGTAATCATGGCCATATTCTTAAACAATGGCGTATCCGTTACGTTAAACAGCGTTGATCTATCAGCGTATGTAACAGCTGTAACTATTAACCAATCCTTTGATGAGCTAGAAGTAACCGCTATGGGCGACACTGCACATAAGTTTGCTAAAGGCCTAGAGGCAAGCACAATTACTTTAGACTTCCTAAACGATAATGCTGCTGCAACAGTTATCCCTACATTACGTGCTGCCTATGGCACTACTGTAACATGCGTAATTAAGCAGACAAGTGCTGCCGTATCTGCAACTAACCCTTCATACACAGCATCTGTATTGGTTAATAACCTACAGAATGTAAATGGCGCAGTAGCTGATATATCATCACAGAGCATTACATTTACTTGCAACAGCACAGTAGCTGTAGCAGTAGCATAAGGAGTAATAATGGCAAAGCTAAAGATAACAAGGGCTAATGGCGAAGTATCTGAACACAAGATTACGCCAGGTGTCGAGTACGCTTTCGAGTTAAAGTACGGCGCAGGAATTAGTAAAGTCCTACGTGACCACGAACGGCAGACTGAGATTTATTTCTTAGCGCATGAGTGCTTACGTAGGGCTAACGTAACTGTACCTGTGTTTGGTATTGAGTTCATAGACAGCTTAGAAACTGTCGAGGTATTAGACGAAGAAAAAAAATAGTACAGCGTGATTCTACGCTCTACACGATAGCAAGTTTGTCTGTAGAGCTAGGGATCGCGCCTAGTGAGTTTATTAACATGGACGCAGAGATGTTAAAGGCTATTGTGCAAGTTTTGCAAGATAGAGCTAAGGAGATAAAAAATGCCCGTAGTCGTAACAGGCGTTAAGCAACTCCAAAAGGCTATGCGAGATGTAGACGTAGATTTGAATAAAGAAATGTCAAAGAATATTAAACAAGCTATGTTAATTGTCCGAGATCGCGCACGTGGTTATTTACCTGCACAAAATGAAGTGTTGAGTGGCTGGGGTAAAGGTACTGGATCACTAGATACTGTTAAAGATCCAAACAGATTATTTCCACCATATGACTATGCGTTAGCAAAAAGCAAGGTTGCATATTCTGCAGGCCAAAACAAATCAAACAATAGTGGATTTAAAGCTGCATTTTATGTATACAACAATTCCCGACCAGGCGCAATTTTTGAAACAGCAGGCCGCATAGGTAGACCTAGAGGTAATAAATCATTAAACCCTAATGCACCTGTGCAATTTAATTCAGCTGCAGAAATGCTATCTAGCATGAAGGGTCAAGGCAAGCAACGTGGTCGCGTAATTTATCGCGCTTGGGATGAGACTAAAAATATTATTATTCCAAAGGTAGTTAATGCCATTAACACTGTAGCAACTAAATTTATTAAAGATACAGAAATAAGAAAGGCAGCATAGTGCCTAATTTAATTGTCAGCGCAGTCAGCACCTTTGATAACAAAGGATTAAAAAAAGGAAATAAAGAAGTATCAGCATTTGAAAAACGAGTCAAAAGTTTTGCCAAAGTTTTCGCTGCGGCGTTTAGCGCTAGAGCCTTAACTAATTTTAGCAAAAAAGCAGTGCAGGCATTTATGGCTGATGAAAAGGCTGCTAAATCTTTAGAGCAACAACTAAAAAACACTGGCTATCAATTTAGCGCACCAGGCGTAGAAATGTATATTGCTAAGTTACAAAAAACCACAGGTGTATTAGATGATGAATTACGCCCAGCTTTTCAAAAATTATTAAGCGTTACAGGCTCAATAACTTTAAGCCAAGATGCTTTAGCAACATCTTTAGATGTAAGTGCAGCAGGATATGGATCAGTTGTAGAAGTAAGTCAGGCTTTGGCTAAAGGTTTTGGTGGACAAACTACAGCAATAGGTAGATTAGTACCAGGCTTAAATAAGGCTGCCCTAAAATCTGGCGACATGAACAAAATTATGGCAGAGTTAAATAATAAATTTACAGGTCAATCAGCAGCAAGACTTGAAACCTATGCTGGTAAAATGGATTTATTAACAGTTGCTGCAGAAAATGCAAAAGAAAGTATTGGTAAAGGTTTATTAGATTCTTTGGTTTTATTATCGAAAGATAATTCTATACAAAATGCAGCTGATGATATGGAATACTTTGGTAAAACAATAGCAAATGCTATTTATGGCGCGGCATCGTTAATAAAAAAACTTGATAAAATAACAGGCTTAGATAAAGTAAGTACTGAAACTTTATTAAAAATAGAAAATCCTTTGCTTTATTTGTTATCAAATTATGGAAATAAACAACGACCTATGTCGCCTTTAGATCCTAATAAACAACGCAGCGCAGGCCGTATAGATGCAAAGCGATTTCAGACTGAGGATAAATTAGCAAAGGCTAAGGCTGCAGAATTATTATTACTGCAAAAGAAGAACGCGATAGAAAATAAGAACGTTGAAGAATTACGCAAGAAGTTTGACTTAGAGCGCATAGGTATAAACGCAGCCTTAAACAGTGCAACCGATGAAGAGACTAAATTACGCCTTAAATCACAGCTAGCAATTCTAGACAATAACGAGGCTTTGGCTAAGAAGTATCTAGCAGAATTAGAAGCAACTGAGCAATTAAGAAAACTCGCAGAGCAGGCAAAACTGGCAGGTATGTCTTTAGAAGACTTTGCATTATTTAAAGTGAAAACATTAAACACCAAAATAGATGATTACCTACAAAATACAGCCCTAGAAATGGTGCGAGGATTAAACGCACAGATAGCTGCATTCATAGCGTCATTAGGTGGCGTTAAAACACCGACTTCAACTGCAGCACCTACTTACTCTTATGCCCTATCTACAGCTCAAGCAACTAACGAAAAAATAGCTGCATTTCAAAAAGATGTAGCAATAGAATCTACGCGAGAATTGAACTCACGCATAAATGAATTTCTAAGCCAAAATAATGCTCAGCGTTCTTCTTCACAAACCCCAATGGATATTAGATTAACTGTAGATGCAGGTGGCGACAGGCTAAGTCAGGCTATAGCAGAGAGCATACAGGTGGCCACAAGGTCGGGTTACTCAACAGTACCTAATGGCTTTATAGTATGACCGTACCAGTAATAAATGCTGTAATTAACTTTAGTACTGGCCCTAGTTTTGCTCAGGCTATGATCCTAGATACAGGCATACTAGACACAAACGTATTAGCAGATTCTGCAGCTGTAATTGTAGATGTGTCTAATCAAGTAAATCGCATAGAGACTAACAGGGGTCGTACTGCCCTATCCGATCAATTTCAGACAGGATCATTAACCTTACGCATAACAGATCAAAATGGCGATTTTAATCCGCAGAATGTTACTGGCCCGTATTATAATTTATTAACACCCATGAAAAAGGTGCAGATTACTGCAACCTACTCATCGGTAACTTATCCTATATTTTCAGGATTTATAACAAGCTACGTTACTACATACCCTAGTGAATCTGGCGAAGATGTAGCCATAACAACTATCCAAGCTGTAGATGCATTTAGATTAGCGCAGGTAGCCCAGATCAGCACAGTTACAGGTGCTACTGCAGGTGACTTATCAGGCACACGCATAAATCAAATACTAGATCAAATCAGTTGGCCAGCATCACAGCGAGACGTAGATGCAGGGCTTACTACTTTACAGACAGACCCAGGCACTAACCGCACAGCACTGCAAGCCTTGTTTACTGCTAGCGAGAGCGAGTACGGCGCAATTTATGTGGATGCAGATAATAATTTTATATTCCAAGATAGAAACGTTACGGCTGGATCTATCGGTGGCACACCCACAGTCTTTGCAGATAACGGCACAGGTATAGATTACTTTGATGCTAGTTGGATTCTTAACGATGTGCTTATATTTAACAAAGCCACTATTACTAGGGCAGGGGGCACAGCACAGGTAGCGTCAAATCAAGACAGCATAGACAAATATTTCTTACACAGTTACTTCTTAGACAACCTACTTATGCAGACCGATGCCGTAGCCCTAGATTACGCACAGGCTTATGTGGCTAGTAGAGCTGAAACTAGCATTCGAGTAGATTCCATAGTCCTTGACCTATACACAGACAATTACAATAGCGGCATTATTGCAGCCTTAGACCTAGACTTCTTTGATCCAATAAAGGTAATTACTACACAGCCAGGCGGATCTACCCTAGAAAAAACATTACAGATTTTCGGTGTACGCATGAATATATCACCGAATAGTTGGCGCACTACGTTCACGACATTAGAGCCAGTCATAGACGCATTTATCCTAAATGATACGATTTATGGCACTTTAGACTATAATGTCCTAAGTTACTAAGGGGTATCATGGCAAAACAGACTTTCACGACTGGGCAGGTATTAACAGCTGCACAGATGACTTCACTGCAACAAACAGCGATGGGTGGCGGATCTACAACTGCTAAAACCACAAGTTATGTATTGGTAGCAGCCGATGCAGGTACTACCGTTGCTATGAACGCTGCAGGTTCTACAACTATTACAGTTAACACAAGTTTATTTTCAGCTGGTGATTCAGTATTTATTCAAAACTGGGGTGCTGGTACATGCACAGTCACTGCTGGCACTGCAACAGTGACTACTCATGGATCACTTGCTTTAGGTCAATGGGAAGGTGGCACATTATATTTTACATCTTCTAGCGCAGCTATATTCTTTGATATAAGTCAAAGTGCTGGCATGACTAACCCAATGACTACTACAGGCGACACAATTTATTCTTCAAGTGGATCTACACCAGCAAGATTAGGAATTGGTAGCACTGGAAATGTGCTTACTGTAGCTGGTGGAGTACCAACGTGGGCTGCGCCTGCTGGTGGTGGTGGTATGACCGTTATTTCAAGTGGCAACTTAACAGGTTCGGCAATATCTGTTAGTAGCATTACTGGGTATAAAGATATTCAAGTAGTTCTAAGAAATTATTACCCGTCTATCGGTGGAGAATCTGCATACTTTAGATTAAATGGTAATACTACTTCTATTTACACTTACAGTATGATTAAAGGTACTAGTACTGCAATAGACAATACCATTGCAACTAGCCTTTTTGGTCTAGACGATAATTTAACTTCACCTAAAAATGCTTCAAATGGCAATAGTGTTGTATTTAATGTGTACGACATTGCTAGTACTACTGGAGTAAAGTTAGTTTCGTGGCAAAATAGATACATAGATAATCCTTCAAACGCAAAAAAGTTCACTGCTAATTTTGGATACTGGGATAGTACCTCTGCAGTAACAGAAGTAAATATAAATATGGGCGGCGGTGCTAATTTTAGTGGTGGCACTTATATAGTATATGGAGTCAATTAAAATGGAAAAAACAATAATAAATGTTGAAACTGGCGAAACAATTACAAGAGAATTAAACGCTAAAGAATTGGCTCAGCAAGAAATTGATACAGCTATGTTTGCTGCAAAAAAAGCCGAAGCCGAAGCAATAGCAACTGCTAAAGCTGCAGCCGAAGGTAAGTTAGCCGCACTTGGTTTAACTACCAATGATCTACGTGCATTAGGTTTATAGCAAACTAAATGAAGCCTTGGCTATGTGCAGCTGGTACACAGTTAAGAGACCAGATTGATACCTGGTACCCAGATCGCCGCACTACCAATTGCGGGTGGCTGGGCGATGCTCGTCATTCCACCAGAAAATCAGATCATAATCCAGATGCAACTGGGTGTGTACGAGCCATTGATGTTGATTCTCGCTTGGATTCATCCGAAGGGATCTCAATATATCTGGCTGACCAAATCAGAAAATGTGCGAAAACCGATAAGCGCATATCTTACGTAATCCATAATGGCATGATCGCTAGCAAAATACTTAATTTTAAGTGGCGTAATTACAAAGGTTTTAACAAGCACACAAAGCACATACATATTAGCTTTACAAAGTTAGGCGATAAAGATAGTAAACCGTTTGATATACCACTACTAGGGGGTAATTTATGAAGATCAGTGAGAAACAAAAAGCAATACTTAAATCATATTTTAGGGGTGTGCTTGTATCATTTTTAACATTCTTAGCAAGTAATGAGTTAGGACTAGATCCAGTTATATCAGTAGTAGTGGCCGCACTTGCAGGCCCAGCAGCTAGGGCTTTAGATAAATCCGATGATGCTTATGGCCTCGGTGCAGATGAAGCATGACCCCTACAGAATGGGCTGGCTTTGGCGCTGGCGTTATAGCTGT